CTTAAGCAGACTTTCCAATCTGCAGGATGGCTGGAGTCCTCAATTCCAGCGTTGATATCCCGGAGGTATCGATCCCTCCGCAGGTAGATAATCTACCTGATGCTTATAAGCATCAATTCTTCGACAAACCGGAGAATTGGTCTGACATAAAAATGTCAAAATGGATTGGTTCCAATCCCATAGTTGATCTATGTTTACGTCTTGCGACGTATCAACAGGCCCCAGGTCGGGGCTGTTTTGACCCTAAGGGCCAAGTCTTCGGTTCGAAGAGACTTTTCCAAATGATTGGAAACAAATTACCTCGCGGTACTTTCAAGAGGATGTGTTTGTCCTCTTCCCGACAATATAAATTTGTTGAGGAATGTTGGATCGCCAACATGCATACTGTTCTTTTGAATCAGTATTTCGATCCCGTTAGAAGAGATCGTAAATTGTTTAAATCAATTCAAAGATACAAACTGTGGTTTGTAGAGTTCGCCTTTTCTGGTCGAACTAAAACCGTCACTAAAAAGGACGGGAAGAAAATTAAAGTTTTCGTTCCGATCAATTCGGAAAGACTCTTAAAGGGTCTCAAATCCATTGCCGGTTGTTTGCAATGGGCGGCACTTTCAGATATGAAAGAACACAACGCACCTCCACCTTCCATACCTTATTGGAAGGGCTATCACTCTGAAATTGATAGAGTAGAACTGATATGGTTCTCGGGCCACCTGGAGAGGTGGTCTAGTTGTTTAATCAACTTGAAGTTCACAGATCGTGACCTCGCTAATCTCTGTCAGATTAGAACCTTCGGAAGGGCACTTCCGTGTCCAACTATTGGTATGTGCCGTGAGGCATTTACCAAACAGGTTGGCATCCTCACGACCCGTAAGGATATAGACCCGAAGGTCTTGTCCGTTGTCAACGGATTTTCTACCGGTTTAGGTAAGAAATTAGGCGTTCGTGAGATGCCTACACATACTCATGTTTCGGTGAGTACATCTGGATGCTTCGAGAGAAGCCAAAGAGATGGTGGCCTCGCAGCCGAGGTCGGATCTTGGATTTCCAAGATGGACGTCTCTTTTCATGACGTTTATATAGGCCCATCTATGGGCCCGGGAAGTTTCCCGATATCCCTAGCGGAATATATTGACCGTGGTGGTCAAATCATCAACTTACGTGATGTGTACGGTGAAATGTTATTTCCCCGTCCTAAGAGCTTTTTCGCTTTTAGTTTAGGCTTAAATTCCATTAGCCTCAAAAAGAAACAACTCTCTTTTCTAGAAGCACTTTATGGTGGTTCTGGACTTTCTGCCAAACGTAGAAAGGCTTCCAAATTAATTGGGGAAGAATCATTACCCGCTGAATTGGGTAAATCTTGCTTGTTATATGCAAGTGCCTTGGCTTTACTCCAAGGTGAATATCTTTCTGATATTGATGAAAGACCAGTTTCTTTCAGTAATTACCTCTTTATTGAGGGAGTCAGGATACCTGTCGTGACTGATGAGAAGATGAGGAGACACCTCATCTATAGGCCTATATCTATGCCTAAAACTAAACTTGATTGTTTAGCTGAGCCTGGTGCCAAAACCAGGCCGCTTGGGAAAAACCAAGCTTGGTTCACTCTCGTTACGAGAGCGATGAGGTTCATGGCTGAACCTATTATTGCCAGAGATGGCAGAGCACGTATTGGTTTACGTTCCACAAACAAGATGTGGTCTTTCCTTAAGTATCTTAAGGGCGTAGGGTCAGCGTACGGTGACCCGATCGCGCACTCAGCTGACTACGAATCAGCTACTGACTTGATTGCTCTCGCAATCCTGGCGGCGATTTGGGATGGATTTCTCAAATCGCTTCCCAAGTCACACCCCTTTTGGGTGTTTGAGAAATTAATCTCATGCCAGAGAAGTCTATTCTTCGCTGGTAAATACAAATTTCTGTATGAGCTATACCATAGTGGTATATTAAATGAGTGCGGCTCATTCATGGGGGAGCCTATGAGCTTCCTAACTCTAACTTTAGAGAATCTCCTTGTTGAGGAGATTTCGGATTACTATTATGTCAATCCCTTCCAAAGAATTTGGAGTAAACCAACGAGTTATACTTGTTGTGGACGCAACCCTTGTTGCATCTGCGGCGATGATGTCGCAGCTCTTAGAGATTCTCTAAGAAGAGTACTTCTCTTTCGGGAAGTTGCCATCGATATGGGATGGAAATTCTCCTGGAAAGAAGGAGTATCACGTAGAGTGATGATCTTCTGTGAAGATCATGCCATTTTGACTGGCAAGAAAGACAAATTCAAGGTTGTCTATGCAGACGTCATTAAATCACGTCTCCTCACGACAATGTCTCGTGAACACTCCGATAACCGGAGTTCAATTCTCGGTAAAGGGAGAATGTTAAGTAACCAACTTGATTACTTCGAGAATAAAAATCTCAAAATATCGATTATTGGATATTTTAGAAACATCTTTGATCGATGTTTCCATTATGGAGTAATCCATAATATGGCATGTAAAATGCCAATTTACCTCCCACCTTCTGCTGGAGGCATGGGTTTCCCCATTGTAGAGAGCTTAATGCCCTCTTTTATGTGGCCATTTATTGGCCATGTCTTTAAGACCCTCGACATTAAGGACGAGGCAGAGCGATATTGTGCTCTCGAAGCGCTTAAATCGCTTAACAGCCGTGTAAAGCATGGCTTCTCCGCCGATACATCGGAGGTTTTACTCAAGGTTTTCCGTGAGTTTAAGAAGGCCAAACCCGGGTCTTCGCGTGTTAGTGGTAACACGATTTACGACGATGATTTCGTAATAACCCTATTAACTGAGGTTTATTCAATCGAGATGCCTCTCGATCCATACCTTAAAAAGTATGATTTTTCAAGTCTCAAGAATGAGGCTTCAAGGATCGGCTTCGTTCCTTTATCCTCGTTAGCTGAGGAAATTGAGAGAGTCCTCAATTTTCAGAAATTTCTGAAGAACGGCGTTGACCGCGAACCACGTACTTTTAACAAGTGGTTAAAGGATTCCAAAAGATATTGGAATAAGAACCTCTTTAAAACAAATGAGGTTTCCAAGATGGCTAATCTTGGTAGGTCCAGATTTAAGGACATTGTCTCTCTAGAGAGAGCAATAACCAGAGGGTTTTCTGGTTGGATATATGCTGGATCTGATCTCGAGCATTTTAACCTGATTAACTCAGGGCCAAGTCTAAAGGTTTCCTTTAGTCGCGCTACCACAATGGCTGGTAGATTGGTCACAAATATGGACCACGCGCCTACTGACTAGTAGGGTTGGGTGTTGTCGTCGCACCGTCGAGGCGGTGTTACAGCTGACAGGCTGAGGTAAGGGAATTGGAAACTCCCGAACCACGGAT